ACTGGTACTTCAGGAACAACAGGTACTAGTGGTACAAGTGGTTCTTCAGGAATAAGTGGAAGTAGTGGAACATCAGGTACTACTGGTACTTCAGGAACAACAGGTACTAGTGGTACAAGTGGTTCTTCAGGAATAAGTGGAAGTAGTGGAACATCAGGTACTACTGGTACTTCAGGAACAAGTGGTAGTTCAGGAACTAGAGGTACATCAGGAACTAGCGGTTCTTCAGGAACTAGTGGTTTATCAGGTGTTGATGGTACTAGTGGTAGTTCAGGTACTAGAGGAACTAGCGGTACTAGTGGTACAAGTGGAAGTTCAGGAACAAGAGGAACATCAGGAACATCAGGTACATCAGGTACATCAGGTTCACCGGGTGGTACAGGTTCATCAGGAACAAGTGGTAGTTCAGGAGTTTCGGGTGGTGGTGCATCACTATCTATCTACGATGAGGGTACTTTGGTTGAGTCAAATGTAACAAGTATAGATTTTAGTGGTGTTTGTGTTACCGCAGTGGTTGGCGCCGCTGGTGAGGTTGGAGTAACAATAGGAACACAATTCTTAATTGCATCACATTCAGGTTCATTTATTGGAGAAGCCTCTTCTGGTGGATATTGGTATGCAGATATTGACTGCGGATGGGATGGATGTAGTTTAGATATTTCTAAAAAGGTAAATAAAGGTTTTTTAGGTGATCCGGTTCCAGGGGAGGTAGTTTTTGGTGGAATACCAGTACCATTTGACTTATTTCCTGATGATGAACTAACTGTTTGCGGATCAGCCTATCTTTCTGGTGGTACAATCGTACCGACTACATGGTCATTAGGTGTTGCGATAGACGCATTTAGATGTAGTGATTATAGTCTGCAAGATGATGCGTTCCCAGTTTTTAATTTTTTCGAAGAAACAGCTGATAATAGTCAAAGTGAATCTAGGATAGTTTGTTTTGATATGTCTTATGTGATAAATCAAGAATGGCCACGATGTGATACCCGTTTAGTATTAGGATTTAAAGGTATTGGAATCGGTAGTGCAAATTCCACTGGAGATGGAATTAGGTTTACTTACACATTAAACGTAAAGAGAGGTTGTACTTAATTATAATCTGAATATGATTTTTCTTCAACAAAAGATGAACCGTATTTAGTATTAATTTCTTTCTTAATTTCTGCCCTCAGATCATTTGTGATGTAAACGGTTCTCGCCATTTCAATAAAGTCAGAGTCAAATTGTTTTTCTCTTTCTTTTTCTCTAATACGATCTTCTACATCCCAAAGTATTTTATTGATATTAACCATTCTTTCAAAATCGTAAGTTTCAATTTTTAAATCATTAAAAACAATGTTGTATAGGTAATTATATTCTTTAGTTACGTTTTTTAATTTTTCTTTATCAGTTATATTTAATAATTTTAAACGTAATATGGATAACTTATCTACTATCTCACCAATAGAAACTTCTATCTCTTTACTCACATTAGGTTTATTTAAAGGTTCAAAACCAATTTCAAAGAATAATTCATTGTGTGGGTAATTATTTATATCATACCCTTTTTTAATTAAAAAAGGTTTAACTTCCTCAAAGAAATTTTCTACATCCGTTAATCCAGGATGAAATGAAATATACATAGGTACATTTAAATTTACCAAAACCTCATCCTTTAATAATTCAGTTTCGTGACCCTCAATGTCTATTTTAATCATAGAAATTTTTGATTCATCCAAATTATTTTTATTTAAAATTTCTGATATAGTATCACATTCAACAGTAATAGAATTTTCTGAAACACCTACTCTTGTAACACTATGACCTAATTCTAATGCTCCAATTTCAATACTGTTGGTTGTTGAAACACCTTTTTTTTCTAAAAATATATTGTTAATACCATTTAGTTCAATACTTTTATTAAATTCTTCGTAGGCAATTGGATCTGGTTCATATGCAATACAGTTTTTAGAATTAAAACTAGAATATAAGGACATTGGTCCAATCCAAGAACCGATATCAATAAAAGTTTTGTCTTTGTTTAGATGTTTATCTATAAAATTAAATGTTTCTTTCTCCCAATATTCAAATCTATTTTCCCAAAAGTTTTTTGACCATTGTTCTGTTTCATAAACATTAAAAATTATATTATTTTTCCTCACCTTTCTTTGTTCAATATTTTTAATATCACTACCTAAAAAAGATTTAATACCATTAATAACATCTTCCACAGTTATTGATTTATGACATTCAAATTGTCTATCCGTACCTTTATGTTCAGGACACCAATCCCAATCACCCTTATCAAATTTAAATTTAGGATTATTCCAACAACCATTACAAACAGATTTGTTTATAAATCTCGTACAGTTGGTTGTAAACTCATGATCAGGTTCAGTAAAATTAGAAATCATAAATACGTGTTTACCTGCCGCCCAAGATAACCAAGATAAACCACTAGATAAACCAATCATAAACTCACTATGGTGTATATAATTTAAAGTATTTTCTATGGACGTATTCTTTAGATTATCAATAAACTTTGATTTAACAGAATCTTTAGAAATATTGACAACTTTATAACCCAAACTAACTAACCATTCAGATAATTTTTCCCATCTTTCAAAATCCCAATGTTTTAATCCTGCGGTTGAGTAAGGGGATATTACTACATATTTATCACCAATAGGGTTATTACCTATTTTATAGTCAATAATAGGTTTAATCTCTTTATATTCTAAACCTAAAATATTTGTCGCAGTTTTTTGTAGTGGGATAGTATTTGGTGTTTCAGGTTCCATTTCTGAATCATAAAACCAACCTATCTTATACATCGCATACAAATTATGAACAGGTATACCTGGTTTATTAAAAATTAAATTAGGGTAAGATTTCTCAAATAGATGATTCCAAAAAGTCGATACTATTACCTCACAGTCCCATTTCTTCCTGAATTCCTCAACATATGGAACCCACGCAATTGTATCACCTAACGCAGATGAATCTAACGCAATATATACTCTTTTTCCTTTTACATCATAATTAATTATTTTTTCATAACCGTCATCTGATGTTACTTTAATCTCCCAATTTTCGAAGTAACTACGATTTATTTTTGACCACATATTTGCACCCAATACAGTAGTATATATCGATTTTCCGTTTGTATCAAAAAATTCGACACTATATTTTTTATCGGAATTCCCCACTATCTCAAAGAATGGTTGATTTACAAAGTTAACATTAAACTTAATGTTTTCATTTTTATTCATATTTTTATCCATATTTGTTTGTTTCATAACATTAATATACTTTTCTTTTGTTTTTTGTGAATCAACTGATCCAATTTCATTAAGAAAAAAATTATTTTTTTTACCATTAGTATTTAAACTTTCCCAAAATGAGTTTTCCATAACATTATCATACTCTTGTAAGAAAAGTTCGTTATCTGAAAAACTATCTGTTTGTGTGAATACCATTGGTAATGTGATACCAAAATTAAATTTCTTATGATTTTTTGAGTGAATGAATCTATACTCTTCACAAGAACAATCATTTAAAAACATATCTATAGTACATTTATAAAGATAATGTTCAGGATTCATATAATTTTCCATTTGACTAACGTAATGTTCTATAAAGTGTCTATGGTAAAATAAAGATTGACTACACAACATTTCTTCAAAACTACCGTGTGTGTCACCGTTCACTTTAATCTCACTTCTCGGTAAAAGTTTAACACCTAATGCAACGACATCATAATTTTTTACTGTTTTGTCCCATACATTGAATATGTTATCTAAATGGTTTTTATCAACACCATTCATTAGTTTAACATCATCCTCTATAACAATTATATTTTCTAAATCACTTTTTAGAACGTTTTTAAAAATTCCTAAATAAGAGGCAGTACAACCTAATTTCTTATATTCAGGATGTTCTATAACAGTCCCATCAACAAATTCATAACCAGTTATTTCTAATTCATTAAGTATTTTTATCACACTTTCTCTTCTATCTACCCTATGTGGTAAATTAATAACATAACCCGCGTCCGCAATTTTTATATTTTTATAATATAAACCTTTTAATTTTTTTTTCATATTATCTAATACGTCAATTCTCTTTTCTCCGTGATAAAATAATAAATTATCCCTTTTCTTAGGTATTTTAAACCAATCACCGTGATGTGAGTCCACACCATTAAAACCAATATCATTAACTTTATCTATTGTGTCTAAAGAACCATTAACATAAATGTATGGTAGTCCATCTAATATATTTCTTTTCCAAAGTAATACATTGAGAATAGTTTCTTCATTAAAAGGTGCATACCATTCATTATTCTTTAGTATTTCAGGATGTATACACATTTGGTACCATTCGTTTAAAAAATCAGTTGTGTTTTGTCCAGACACAAAATATCCTGTTTGTCTATATTTCTCTCTAACTTTTTGGTTTACATTGAATAATTCACAAGTTGGGTGTTCTAACGTATTTGATAAATCTTCTTTAGAAGATGCCCCACCTCTACCGTTTATAATTAAATAATCATAAATACCTTCTACAAAATAAGGGTAGTTAAGATTTTCATCGTACATATTAAAAATATTGTCAACACTTTTAGTCGCAATAGAATCACTATCAACATATGCAACTACATTAGAATATTTTTCTAAGGCATCTTTTACTATTAAAGGTCTTTGTATTAAAATATTATATATCTCACTGTTAGATCTATTAATATAAAAATTATCATTTTCATTAATAAACATATTTTCAGATTCACTAATATTACATTTCCAATTTACGGTAATAGTATTTTCAACATCAATTTTTCTATCAGAATTTAGTAAATAAACTATTATAGGTTTATCACTAAACTGTCGAATTGATTCAACAGATTTTTTTACAATATCAAAATATTTTTCAGTTGCGTAATAGACATAAGATTTATCTAACTTATCTTTTGGTTTTTCGTTTTTGATTCCTAATAATTTTTTTATATTGTTTACGTCTTCACTAACATTACCAGATAAGAAAGTAATATTTTCATTGTTATTATATACATCACAATATGTTTCCAAATTAAACATAAATATAGGAGTATCATATCTCATAACCTCTTTAATGACTAATGGGTTAAGTTCTAATATAGAACTAAATAAGAACACATCGGATGCCATAATAAAGTCTTCCACATCTTCTCTTTCACCCCATAGTATACAATTACTTGGTTTATCTTTTAAAATCTCACCCCAATAATCCTCAAAATTACCTGCCTGATTACCTACAAAGTGAAATAATACTTTTTTATCTAAAAATCTTCTCGCAATTTCAAATGCGTAACCTTGATTTTTTCCGGGTGTAAATAACCCAACATTTAATATATGTATATAATCATTGTCAAATGATAACTTTTCTTTCGATTCTTTTTCTTTCTTTTCCTTTTTATCTATTGGGTATTCTATTACCTCAGATTCTACACCGAAGTGAGAATACATTTTTTTCGACCATTCTGAAACGAATATAAATTTATCGGGAAAATATCTTTTAATATTTGAATTGTTGTATGAAGTATGAGTAGTCTCCAAAATCATCCATACCCTATCTTTTTTATAAATAAAATCTAATAAATGATTTTCCATAAATGTTTCCGAAAATTCCTCAATTGATATGATATCAGGATTAATTGAATTAATGATATTTAAAAGATTGTCTTTATCATTTTCTAAGGCAAAAAACTTATCTTTTAATAAGTCTATAATTTTATTTCTTTGAACTACAAAATGAGGTGATAAAAAACTATATTCGACACAATAAACATCATAAGTGTCTTTTAATAATTCAATCCTATTTAAAGTGAATTGTGGTGCACCACCCGTAGATAAATGTGGAGTAATTAATAGTAACTTTTTCATATACCAATATTAAGGTATAAAACAAAAAAAATAAATATTATTCGACATCACCATATATATCTTTTTTTGGTATACATTTATCTTTAATTAGTTTTTCAACAAACGCGAACATTTTCAACCCATTATCCTCACAGTACTGTTTCAATATTTTATGGGTTTGTGGTGTGATTTTCAAATTTTTATCCCTTTTCATAACACTTTTTATAATAAGTATGATAAAAGTATGATAATTAACATACTATTTTTAAAAATGAGACTTTAAAAATAAATTTTTCAAAAATATTGGCATATTTATAATAAAAAACGAAATCAATAATAAAAAATAAATTAAATTTAAATGGCATCAACAGATAGAATTTTTGTAAGTCCTGGTGTGTTTACATCAGAAAAAGATTTAACTTTCGTAACTAGACAGGTTGGGGTAACAACATTGGGATTATTAGGTGAGACACCTAAAGGACCAGCGTTTGAGCCAGTCTTCATTTCTAATTACGATGAGTTTATCAGTTATTTTGGTGGTTTGAACCCTGAAAAGTATAAAGGGAACGGATACCAAAAATACGAATTAAATTATATAGCCAAATCATTTTTAAGTCAAACTAATCAATTATATGTTAGTAGGGTTTTAGGTTTGTCAGGTTATAAAGCAGGTGACTCTTGGTCAATTACATTGGACTCATCAGAAGATCCAGATACGGTTGCATCAGGTACATCTTCAACTATTGCAACATTATTAACTTATTCTGCACAAACAACAGGTAACCCAATTACACTTACGTGGGGGTCAACTAATTTACAGGCATTATATAACGATAATCAAATTACATCTAGTTTTACAACTATAGGGTTGTTATCAACAGGATCAACAATTAGTGTTACATCACCAGTATATGTTAAAACTGGTTGTAATTTTAGTGGTGCTACTTTTAATATGACAGTCACTGCAAAAGGTACATCTCCAGGTGGTTTTATAACTGGTACTACTAGTGGTACTGTAGTAACATATACCGCATCTTGTTTCAGTGATGTTGATGGTAGTGTAATTGCCACTTTAAGACCTAGAGGTACTTACGATCAAGCGAATCAAAACATTATTTATGATGTAACTGGTACAACAAATGCGTTTATGACTAATACATCAAATATTGTCACAAATGCCTTAGCATCGTTTAGTATCAATGGTACTGGTTCTACGGGTGACGCATTTACATATGATGTATCTATGGATAGAACTAAAAAGAATTTTTTACCTAGAGTATTCGGTAGTTCAATACAAGATAAAGAATCAGAATTGTGGGTTGAGGAAATTTATACTAACGTATTAGAAGATTTAATTGCTAAAGATCAAGTTAGAGGTTTAGATATTACTTTCTTAGAAATTTCTGCGACATCAACATATAACTTTAATAATTATTTAGAGGGTTGGAAATCTGCGGCTTCACCTTGGGTTCTTTCCGAATTAAAAGGTACTGGTTCAGGTGCAACTTTACAAAGACTATTTAGATTTGTAACAATATCTGACGGTAACGCTGCGAATGATGACATTAAAATTTCAATTTTAAATGTTCAACCAGATAATAAAACATTTGACTTAGTGGTAAGAAGTTTCTACGATACAGATGCTAACCCAAATGTAGTTGAGAAATTTTCATCAATTAGTTTAGATAATACTGCAACAGGATTCTTAGGTAGAAAGATTGGTACTGTAGATGGTGAATATCCATTGAGAAGTAAATATATTATGATCGAATTTTACGATGTAAACGATCCAGATTTAGTTAACCACTTTCCTGCAGGATTTGAGGGTGTTCTTAATAGAACTTATATTGGTAATAGAACTTCGTTAGCACCTAAAATTGAATATAAAACACAATACAGTGACTTTAACACAAATAAATTGAGAAAAGTTTATTTGGGATTAAATAGTGAAATAGGTGTCGATCAAGATTTCTTCGACTATAAAGGTAAAAATGCAGTTAACAACGGTGAATATACAGGTAAAACTGATGGATTCCACTTAGATGTAAACGCAAATGGTGCTACAGTAGAATTAGGAACTAATAGTTATGTACCTACTTTACAAGTCGGTATTTCAGCATTCACAACAGACGCAAGTTTAGTTGGTGGACCTTACGAAAAATTAGCATCAAGAAAATTCACATTAACACCATTTGGTGGATGGGATGGATGGGATGAGTATAGAACCACAAGAACTAACACAGATGCTTATACTAAGACAGGATCTAAAGGTTCTATAGGTTTAACTAACGGAACATTTACATCATTTATAACTAGTGAAGGTGATAATGGTATTACATCTGACTTTTACGCATACTTAGACGGTATTTATACGTTCAATAATCCTGAAGCAGTAAACATTAACGTTTTCGCAACACCAGGAATTGACCTTAGAGATAATATAAGTTTGATTGAAAATGCAGTGGATATGATTGAGGTTGATAGGGCGGATTCTTTATATGTTACGACAACACCTGATACAGATGTAGATGGGGTTGCATTAACTCCAGATGAGGCAGTTAACTTACTAGAAGATTCAGGTATAGACTCTAACTATTCTGCCACTTACTGGCCTTGGATTCAAATGAACGATACTGAAAATAACAGATATGTTTGGTTACCACCAACTGTAGAGGTTATGAGAAACATCGCACTTACAGATAACGTTGCGTTCCCTTGGTTCGCCGCAGCAGGTTTAAATAGAGGTACAACAAACGCAGTTAAAGCGAGAGTAAAACTTAAATTAGATGATAGAGATGATCTGTACGAAGGTAGAATTAACCCAATGGCTACATTCTCAGATGTAGGTGTAGTAATATTTGGTAATAAAACATTACAAGTTAAAGAAAGTGCACTTAACAGAATTAACGTTAGAAGATTATTGTTACAAGCAAGAAAACTTATATCTGCAGTTTCTATCAGATTGTTATTTGAACAAAATGATGAGGTGGTTAGAAACCAATTCTTAAGTTTAGTAAACCCAATCTTAGATAACATTAGAAAAGAAAGAGGTTTGACAGACTTTAGAGTTGTGTTAGATGATACACCAGAATCTATAGATAGAAATGAATTGAATGGTAGAATTTTTATTAAACCAACTAGATCATTAGAATTTATATCAATAGAATTCAATATCACAAATACAGGTGCAAGTTTTGACGATATTTAAAAATAAGAATTTGGGGGGTATTACCCCCCTTTTTTACTTTAAAAAAATAAAAAATGAACATTAAAGAACAAAGATTACTTGAATTAACTAACGTTGCACCAACAGTATCGGTTAAAATGGACATGGAGTGGTTGGGTTCAACAACAAATACCGCAGACTTCCAAATCCGTTTAACAAATACTGGTACATCAGTAGTTAAATTAAATGCTTTGATTATTCGTGGAGTTCATTCTCCGAAATTAACAACAGGAACTATAACATGGAAAGCATTGAATGACAATACTATTCCAGAATGGTTAGGTTGGCCACAAAAAGGAACAACTAACTTACCGTATATTTCAGGACAGAGAAAATTAAATTTCTCTTCAGCAACAAATATCTTCACCAACGAAACATCTCCTATTATACCAACTGGTACAGGAGTAGTAGTTGGAACTTTTAGGGTTTCTACATCAACGACATGGAACCCAAATACTGATTTTGGTTTTGTATGGGAAATGACATCAGGAGGAGTTGTTGGTTATGTAAATTTTGAAACACAGTCTTCAACTTCATTACTACCAGTTGGTTTTATGCATTATGGACCAACAACAAATACAACGATAGGTAAATGTTTAACAGTAACATCACCTAATGTACAAATATTAAATAAATAAAAACAACTAAAAAAATAAAAAACAAAGAAAATGGGTTTAAAAATTAAAAAAAACGGAAAAATTATAAGTCTTTCAGAAAGTGACTTAAAAAGAATTACTATGATAGTATTAAGAGAACAAGATGAGGCTGAAGTTGATGTAACTGCCGATGGTTCTGAATTAGAGGTTGAATTAGATGGAATAGATGAGGACAATCCAGATCCAAAATTATTAGATACACTTTTACAAAAAGTTGAAAAATTTGTTGATAATGTTGGTGATTTACCTAAAAAATTGAGGAGATTTAAAAGAAAAATTAAGAAAATTTTTACTAAACACAAACAACCAAATAAATTTAAAAAATTAGGTGCTTCATGCACTAAATGGTAATAATAAAAAATAATATAATTGAGATATGAAAATAAAAAAAAACGGTAAAGTTATTACTTTGTCTGAAAGTGATTTAAAAAGAATTGTTGGTGTCGTATTAAGAGAGGACACTAAAGGTGATCCGGGAACAGATTTGGTTCAATGTTGTAAAGAAGCAAAGATTGATACAACTAAATTACCAAGCTGTGTGTCAGGTGATGTTACTAAATGTATGACGGAATTGGGAGAGATGATAACAAGTGATCCACTTGGTATGGGTATGAAAGCATTAGCAGCCTTAAATTGTATTAAAAATAAAGTGAATTCACCCGTAATGAATGAATCGAGAATTGTTAGACGTAGAATTAAAGAAAGTATGGGCGCAGAAAGATTTTCACTTGATGATGTTGAGTCAGGACTGTGTGGGAGACGGGGATCGTGGGAACTTAAAGGTAAAACACTAGTATTAGTCAATTGTACATTCGATGATGGTGTAGAGGAACCGTTTAAAGTTGACGCACACATTGCGTCCTGTAATGATGAACAGGGGTTAGAAAAGAGAGGGAAGTACGGTATTGAATCAATACATAAGATTCAAAAATATTAATAGATTCTTATTACTTTTACAAAAAAATTATTTTTTAAACCCATCATAGTATGGGTTTTTTTATTTTACAAATATTTATATGATATGAATATTAAAATTACTGAATCACAACACAAAATTTTAAAGGAAACGAAAAAAAAAGTTTACTCTTTTGATTGGGATGATAATATTCTTAATATGCCAACTAGAATACACTTAGACTATAGTGTTAATGGAATAATGTGGGTACCTGTATCAGTTTCTACTGAACAATTTAGAGGTATCAGACATAAAATAGGTACGGAGTTTAGATATCTTAACGATGACATTAAACAATCTTTTAAAGATTTTAGAGATTATGATGCATTTGTAAGAGATGTGAAAGAAGCATTAAATTATAGAAGTTATGGTCCAAGTTTTAATAAGTTTAAAGAGGCTTTAATTAGTGGAAGTGATTTCTCAATAATTACTGCCAGATCTAATTCACCACAAGCCATAAAAGACGGTATTAAGATAGTAATTGAAAAGACAATCAATTGGGATGAGAAAAAAATAATGGAAAAAAATCTAAACGGTTTATCTATTGAGGAATATTTAAATTTACAAGATTATCATCCAGTTTCTTCAGAAGAATTTTTAAATAAATTTGATTTAAATGTAAGTGGTACTAATCCTGAAAAAGGTAAGAAAGTTGCGTTTAAAAGTTTTGTAGAAAAAGTGGTTAAACAAATAGGTGACATAAGAAATAATTCTGATTTTGAGGGGATTAGCGTAGGATTTAGTGACGATGATGAAGGTAATGTTAAAACAATAGAAAAATTAATAGAGGATGAATTACAAAAATTATATCCCGAAATAAATTTTATTATCTACGATACATCAGACCCTAAAAATCCTAAAAAGAAAAGAATAATTATAAAAAAATAATTTTTCTCAAAAACACAATATTTATATATTAAATAATACAACTAATAAAAAAAAATTAAAAAAAAATTAAGATGGCTGATTTATTAATGAGAATGCCTGTTCCTTACGAACCGTTAAGAAAGAATAGGTTTATTTTGAGATTTCCAGATGAATTGGGAATTCAAGAATGGTGGGTATCTACAACTAGCCGACCAAAATATACGAGTGCTGAGGTGGAGATACCTTTTTTAAATACTTCTACATATGTAATTGGTAGATTTAACTGGGAATCAATCTCTGTAACTTTTAGAGACCCTATTGGTCCTTCTGCGTCTCAGGCGTTAATGGAGTGGGTTCGTTTACACTCTGAATCTGTAACAGGTAGACAAGGTTATGCGGCAGGTTACAAAAAAGATGTTGAATTAGAGATGTTGGATCCAACTGGTGTTGTTGTTCAAAAATGGATTCTTCAAAGTTGTCAATTAAATGATGTTGACTTTGGTGGATTAGATTATTCATCTTCAGATTTGGCAGATATTACTTGTACACTTAGATTTGACAGAGCGATAAACGTATTCTAATACGTTTTATTAACATATTTACAAAATCCTTATCGTATATATATTATATGGTAAGGATTTTCTATTTATATTCACCTTTTTTATAAAACTATAATATTTATATATAAACGAAAAAATGAAAAAATATAGTAATACTTTAAATGAGGAAATTGAAAGAATGAAATCTCTTTTTACTGAAGAGAGAATGTTCGGTAATCTTATAACTGAAGATGTAAATGGTGACACTCTTGAAAAATATGAAGAAATTTTAACTTCTAATAATTTTAAAAAGTCAGGTCCTGAATATGGTGAAAACACATATTTTAGAGAATTTAAACCTTATAACATTGTTAAGATAAAGAATGAAGTAGAACAACTTGGTAAAACAGAGGCATTTAAGGATTTTGATTTTAATAGGGGGTCTTTAAATTTTTATATTATGATTAAAGTTGAGAATGGTTTGGTTACAAGTTGGAATAGTTCTTTGAGTATTGGTCCTGAGGGTAAAAAACTTTCTATTAGTACTGGTGATGGATATGTATTATCATCTGAACAAGTAGGTAAGATTGACGCAGAATCATTTAAAACTCAGTTGAGCGTGGCATTGAAATCTGATTGGTTAAAATCTAAGTCGGGAACGAATCCTGAATTCTCCACAAATAAAGATGCGGGCAATGTTAAACAACAAAGAAAAGACGATGTTAATGCAACCAAAAAGGAGATTAATATGAGTAAGGATGAGTGTAGAGATCACATGAAGGATATGTATAAACAAGTTAGACAAGGTAAAACCAAAGAAGAATTTCAAAAAGAAGAGATTGATGGTGTAGTATGGTGTATGTCTACTTTTAGAAACGTTTTTCAAAAAGAAGGATTATTTAGAAAGGGAGATGAGATTAGAATAATGTATAAAACATTAGGTTTAGATCCTACCAAAGTAATGCAACAAATATCAGGAAATGATACTGAAGAAATTACTGGCGATAACTTTGATGAAAAAATAGTTGCAGGCGGAGTTGAAGGAGAAAGATACGTTGTTAAGGATCAAAATGGTACTAAACTTGCAATAGTTAAAAAGGTTGGTGCAAACAAATTTAATTTCCGTTCCAAAATGAATGTTCCCTTAGTAGATAAGAATGATAAAGGTAATATTAAATTCAGAAAAGAATATGTAAGTTATATCTATAAAGAATTAAACATTGATTCAAATAAACAAAGAATTGTAATACAAAAGGCAATTGAAACAGATAAAATGGATGTTGGTTCGTTTGTGTTGACTAATGTTTAAAATATGAAAAAAAGAGTTGTAATATCTGAAGAACAATTTAAAAGGGTTTTCTTAGTGGAACAAAATCCACCAAAGAAAAACGGTAAATCAAAGGGTGCTCAGGTATCACCAACAAGTCCTTTTGATGGTGGTAAGTATTCAATTAAGACTATACCTGTTGATGATTTATTTACTTACCACATTAAAAATAAAAGTGATGGTGATAATTTCAGATCTTGGGTTAGGGGTGATAGTAAAAGGTTAAGTAAAGTAAATAAAGAACTTTCTAAAAATGGTTTGACGGATGGTTTAAGTAAAATTGGTGGATATAACAACGATTACATGAAAATCGCATGGAGAACAGTCGGTCAAGATTATTTAAAATCTAACAAAGGTAAAGGGTGGCAAGGTGTAGATGATTTTGCAGGTTTAGATACAGACAGAAACAATCCTAACTATAAAAAATTTGGTATACCTGTTTCCGATGGAGTGTATCCACCAATAGACATTATACAATATGATAATTATAAAGAGTATAAAAACTATAAAAGTGCTATAAATAATTGGGACGCAGTAAGTAGTTACTTTGGATGGACTGGTACAAAAACAGTAAACAGTGATAAGATAACGGATATATTAGACAGTAAAATAGGTGTATCGACATGTATTAACCCTTCTTATATAATTGAGAAATTAGAGGAGTTAAAAATTAAAATGATGAATTCTGCACTATCTAGTGGCATTGTTGGGACAGATGATGTTGAAAGGATTTTGGTTAGTCGTTCTTTTGATGATAAACTAAAAAATTATTTTGGTGATTTGTCTATAGGTTTTAAACCTGAAAAACCAATAGAACAGGTGGATAATACATACACAGGTGGTCCTAGAGATGACGGAGATATAAATACACAAGTTTTAGATCCTGAAGGTAGTTTGGGTAGATCATATTACCAAAAATTACAAAGTATTGAAATATTTAATAATATCGCAAAAGATAACTATGAAGATAATTTAAAGGATTATAATCAAAAAATAAAATTACAGAAAAAATTAGATAGTTTAGGGACTGAATTTAAAGATAATTTAGTTTTCTATAATAAATATGATAAAGTTTTAGAGATAATTGATGAACATAATATTATAATTTCTTTACAAACTAAGGAAAGACATAAAAATGCTTGTTCAAATCCAATTTATAAGACAGTTTCTTTACCTGTAGGTTATGGTGCTCCAGGTTCTGGTGGACATTCTCCTGAAATAAATGAAACATTTAAATGGAGTGATGTATGTAAAAATAATGGTGGTATGTTTATGACACCAACTACCCCTTCTAAAAGAACTACAGGAATGTCAAGGATTGGGTTTATAGATAATAAAACTGTTTGTTGTTGTGTTAAACCAAATGGTACTGCAAAAGTAACGGTAAATGGGGTTGATGGTGACTATGTTATAGATATTAACATTAATGACTGGTGTGGTAAATCTATTGGGGATATTAGGAGTGGGTTGGAAAAGGTAGGAGACTGGTCATCTGATTGTGCATCTGATTGGCATTGTATATCAGATGTAGCTTCTATAGTTTCATTAACATTTGGTCCTGTGGGAGTATTGGTTAGTGGATTAATAGATTTAGTTAGTGCAATAGGATATGTTGTAGAAGAAGATGAAGGATGGGAAATTAATGCCAGTTTAACCGCATTAGGTGCGTTATTTGGTTTGGGAGAGGCTTTAAAATTAGCAGGTAAAGGAAGTAAATTTAGTGCTAAATTAGGTGAGTTAGGTAATATAACTACACAATATGGTAATGATTTAATAGGGTTAGAAAGAGAAATCGCTCAATGGTCTAGAACATTAAATCCTGAGGAATTAAAGATGTTTGACGAATTTAAAGAATTATTAAAGAAAGTAGATACTCCAAAATATAGAGATTTAATTACTGATTTAAATAGACAAGGAAAAAATTTAGATCCTCAACAAAGGGGTGTATTGAGTGACATATTTAAAAACGAAGATCCTAAAAAAATAGAAGAATTATATAATAAATATGGTAAAGATTTAAATAAGATGGTTAATTCATACTTTAAAGGTGTGAAACAATTTGTGATACAAGGTTCTCTATTCGCAGGATTATATGTATTTAGTGAAGATATTGCAAAAGGATTACAAAACCTTTATTTAAATTACGGTTTTGATCCATTAGGTATATTTACAGAAACAGGAGAAATAGATCAGGAACAATTATCTCCAGATTACACTGACATCATTTCTAATAATGAAAAAATTGATTTGTTGGCAGAAAAATTAAGTGAGAGTGGTTTTATAGATACAGAAACTTTTATTGAAGAGACTAAATTATTAAGTGATTTTTCTATTAAAATTTCAGAAATATTAAAAAGTGATACTGGGGATTCTCTTTTAAATTCAGTTACGGCACTTAAAAAAGAAGTGTCATATCAAATTGACGGTAGAAGATACAAACACAAAGATATTAAAGAAGTTACAGATTTAGTCATACCTATTTTAGAAGGGATAATTAATAAATCTGTTAGTGAAACAGAATCTATTCGAAAAATATCTAATGTTATTATCACATTAAAAGGTATTGAAAAACCTAAGATATCAAAAGAAGAAAAGACTGCAGTAGTTGTAACAAGTAATAAAAAATTAACCCCTGAAGATTTAAAAACATTTCAAAAATTTTTATTAGAAGTGGATGTAGAAGTCGATGGTGATAGTACACTAATTAAAAATGAAACATATAATAAATCAAAAATGAAACTAAACGAAGAGATAAATAGAATTAAATCATTATTTACAAATGAAAGGTTATACGGTAATTTAGTAAATGAAGCATGTGATAATGAGGGTGAGGCAATTGCTTTTCTCCAAAGTAAAAATTATATAGTAAGGGCAGGAAATGAAGGAGATATATGTTTAAATCCAGGAACTGAATTAGGAAAAATTTATGGGAAATATAAAACTGATTCTACACTATCTTTTCAGTCAGGTACATCACCTGATGGTTGTTATTTAGGTGTTTTTCTAAAAGCAAAAACTGGAAGAGTAAATCATTTTTACTTAGTTAATCTTTTTGAAAAGGGGTTAAATGAGAATAATAGATTTAATATGTATTTTATGTTTGATGATAGTCATTCATGTGAAAAAGAAGTCACTATTGGTGGTAGTACGATTAAAATTATGATAACCAAAGATGGATACGATATTGCAACAGGTGAATTTGGTGCAGGCTTAAAATTTGTAAAAATAGAGGGGGACTGGACTACTGATGGATCAGATTATAAACTAAGTAATACTGTTATAGTAAAATTGATGGATAAAGATAATAAAAAAATTAAATTAAATCACAATATAAATATTGGTGGTATAAATATACCCATAGATATCTCCAGTTTAACAGGCTTAGATAATACAACTGGTGGAAATGCAGAGTTATTTAAAGGTGCTAGTGGTACTTGTATGACATTATCTGAATTTTTAGAAGAGAAATGGTCAAATTATGACAATGGATTTTTATTAAGTGAATTAATAGAAAAAATGAAAACTATATAATATGAAAAAGAATTTAAATTTAGATAAAAATAATTTTAGACTTATGATGGAAAGAATTGAGGGTAGAAAGACGTTCAATGAAGTAAATAAAAGTATAAAAATGATTATTACTGAAGGAATCGGTGACGATTTAGTTAGACTTTCAAAAAGTTTAATGAGAGGTATGGGTTCTAGTAGTGAACTAATGATAACTAGAATAGAGTCTGCCATTTCATCTATGAGTAAGGCAATAGATGATTATGACTCAGCAATTAGAAATCTAACATCGGGTGGTTCTTTTGATAATTTAAAAAATTTATTAAATGCGAAAAGTTTAAGAGTTACTATGGATAATTTTAGTACAACGTTTGCGAATACTTTGAGTAATTATTTTAGAGAGATGGGTGTGGTAGTAGATTTTAGTACAATGAAAAGTTATATTAATGGATTAAGTAATGAAATTCCAAATGACTTACTTAGAAATCTTAGTGAAACACAAATAAAAGATTTAGTTAATGTTAATTATCTAATGTCTCAATTAACTAAAACTGATTTTGCGTTGGATAAATTAAACAAAATAAGTCAAATGTGGAATAAACAAAGTAAACCTGAAGATTTTAGATCACTTATTTTAGGGTTTGTTAGTGAAGACGGTGTAAAATCAATAGATGAGATTGAAAATACAATTAAAATGTTAGATGATTTAAAAAATGGATCAACACCCAAAGAATTAGAATTATATGATATATGGAGAAGAATAAAATCTCAAGTCGGTTTAGATGAGTGGGATGGTACGGATTTTAAAACTTTATTTAAAAAATCATTTTCTTCGGATCCTAAATATAAAGTTTTAGAAAGTAGTTTTTTAAATAAGTTGAAGGTATGGCAATCTGAAAAAATATTAGTTAAATTAGAAACAATAAAAAATAAAGATTTAGATTGGAGTAATACTATAGTATTTTATAATAAAAATAATGACCCCGAAACCATTTTTATTTTAGAATTTAAAAGTAAAAAAGATTTAGAAAATTATAAACAAATATTGAAGGATGGTGGTATAGATTTTACTGAAGCAAAGAATAGTGAGGCTGGAACAACTGCAGTAGAACAATTAGCAAAAAGAGATCTAAGAATAAGAAATATTAAACTTGGTTTATTGATTGCAATACCTTCAGCAGTTGTTATAGGATCTGCAATTTGTCTTTTATCTTCTGAAAAATTAACTCCCGAAGAAATTGCGTTAAGAGAAAAAGGTGGGGGTAAAGGTGCTATTACAGAAAAAGGAATATTTACTAAACTTGCAATGTGTGTTGGTGAAGTATTCCAATCGTTAACAAACATAGGTAAGGATATTGCTCAGACAATTTTTGAGGAGGATATATTGGGTCCAATGCAGGAATTTAACGGATATATTTTAACTGAAGTAGAAAAAATATGTCCTAAAGATGAAAGCGGTGATAAAGAATGTTGTATGTCTTGTAATGATGATAATAAATTAAGATCTATTATTGGTAACACAGAATTTTTGGATAAGTATGAATCGGCAATTAGGAATATTGATCCAAACATATTAAAGGAAAAAGTATCAGGTATGGGTGCTGCGGATCCAGATATTATAATACGTCAGATTATGGAAGAGGCTAAAAACAATGAGACTGTTAGTAAGTACCTAACCAAAGATGGGCGACCAATGACTTTTATTGAGATTCTAAGAATGGAATGTAATAAAAAGGCATTACCTTGTGTTGAGGAGAGAATAAAAACTCTTTGGGATGAGATTATTACAATAGTTGAAACTAAGGATTGTAATTCTTTACAGAATGAAGTAAATGTGAAAATTCAAGAAATGAAAACTTATGGAGATGCAGGTTATTTAACCGTAGATGTAAGTGATAAAAATAAAGAAATTCCTAAAGTTTACATTGATATAATGAAAAGGTCAGATATATTTGGTTCCGTAACTACAGTAGATGAATTTTTCATAACATTAACAAATTGGATTAATAGGGTAGTAATTGAGGCAAAATGTAATACAGGTGCAGAAAGTACAGAAGTTGTTAGTGTGGAAAATGTTGTTGGTGAATTTACTATGTGGTGTAATGAAAATGGTAAAGACGAAACTAAAAGTAAAAGTTTAATGGAGTTCTTATGGGGCGAAGGTGTAGTACAACTAGAATGTAATGTAGATATAACACCAGATTGGTTTGATCCTTCTTCTAAAGGTAGGGTAAATACACAAATTTTTATGGTTTTTGATGAATATTTTAAACCGGTATTTCCTTCAATAGAAAGAATGAGTGATGATTGGGACGACGCATTTATTTTTTGGTACGATAAACAAAAAAGTTTATGTAATTTTTAATATTTACAATAAATAAAAGTTTTATATAATATAATTTATGAGTGAAAACCAATTAAGTCCAGATTTTGTTCCAGAGGAATATAGGACACCGTATGACATTATAGAATTACCTTCACAAGGTATACTATACAAAAATAAAGTTAAGTCAGTTAAGGTAGAATATTTAACTGCAATGGATGAATCCATTTTAACTTCACCTAATATTTCTAGTGGTGGTAAAATTATAGATGTATTATTAAAAAGAAAAGTTAAAGATTTAGGTTTTAATGTTGAAGATTTATTAGTAGGTGATAGAACCGCTCTTATGGTTTATTTAAGAGTTACTGCATTCGGAGAAGAATACAATCAATTAGTATTTAATCCTAATAGTGGTCAATATGAGGATGGAATTATAAATTTATCAACTCTTTCTCAAAAAAAATTAGTTATTAAATCTGACGAAGATGGAGAGTTTGATTTTGTTTTACCAAAAACAGGTAAAAAAGTGACTTTTAAATTATTAACAGGAAAAGATGAGGAAATTATTGACTTAAGAGAGAAAGAAGATAGTAAAAGAAATGCAGATGGGGTATCAAATAAAATAATTTTTACATTAGAACAACATATAAAATCAATTGATGGTGAAAGAGATAAAATTAAAATTTCAAACATTGTTAAAAAGTTACCTATCATTGACTCAAGATCATTAAGAAAATATATCGATGAGATTACACCGGGATTAAATTTTAAAACTACCGCTAGGACTCAGGGAGGAGAGTCCTTAGACACCTTTCTTAGATTCAACTCGACTTTTTTTTGGCCTGAACTCTGAATATCTAATGTATCTTCATAGAGAAATTAATTTCCTTGTTAGATACGGTGGATACACTTATTCTGATTTGTTGGTTATGCCAACATTCTCAAGAAAAATAATGGTTAACCTAAATCAAAAAAAATCAGATTAATAATAATTTTATCTTTTTTTTTATATTTATATAAAAAAGTAATTTGCTATGTTATATAAAAAAAATGGTAGAATGTTAGATTTAATTTATCTACTAAATGAATCTATAGATAATCTTTTAGAACAAGATATTATTATTACACCGTATACTGAAGATGTTTTAGTTACCAAAAAACAAAAATTCACAGTAGTAGAGAATGGTCAATTACCACCAAATACTGATGACAAGTTTTATATTGAACTAAAGGATGCAATTTTTTATAAAAGTAATGTAAAAGTAGGTGATGAAATTGAAATAGAAGTCGTTGATCTTGATAAAATGACTGATGAGGGATTATTATCTTATTTTTCATCAGATGAAATAGATAAAAAAACTTTAGGAAAAATTATTTTGGGTCAAAGGACTACTTTACGTGTTGCAGGAAAAGTTTTAAAATATGGACCTAAATCCATTAATAGACTTAAAATGATAGGTAACAAAGTAATAGAAGCAAAAAAATATACAGATAAATACGGTAAAAAATCGGAACATAGTTTATGTTATTGTTTAAAGATATTTGATGAAAATGCGGATGAAACTACTGGAGACGCAGACAAAACAATATATATTGACACTATTTTTGATCAACCAGAATTTATTCAAGAGGAATTAAAAAATACTTGGGATTTTTGTAATGATAAATTCTCACAATATATAATTAAAAAAGATGATAGACAAAAAACTGAAAAAAGTTGTGAATTTTTAGAGGATTGGTACGAAGAGGGCGAGGATATTTTAGATGATTTAATAACACAATTAAAAACATCATTTGAAGTTAGAGGTTATGATAAGGATACTGAAAGAGAAAAGGAATATAAATCTCAAAAGGGTGTTGGCGAAAAAATAGTTGCTCACGATTATGTAGAAATTAAATTTGAGGAGGATGTGGTACATACACCAACAGGTGGTGGTGCAGTTACAACTTTATTTTCTAATGGTTCGATAATTACATTTGAAATTAAAAAAACGTATGGTTCAAGAAATGATACTGTTTTAGTAGAACATAGTGGAAAAAAATATATAATGGGGTTTGATACTGCAGTTACTAAAAAACCACAGTCAGATGAGGTTTTTTGGGTGGTAGATGCGTCAGGTAATGTAAGTAATATAAAAACTACTTGGACAGGTAGAATAATGAGTTTTATTGATTAATTTATATGGGCACCGGAGACGATATATCTAAAAAATTACAAGAACTTCAAGAAGATTTAAAACTTTTTGCTAAACAAGTTGAAATTGGTAGTGTAGAAGTCGATAAAGAAAAGATTAAACAGTTAGAAAAAGAAATTGCACTTTGGGAATTGAAAAGGGAGCAAGCGGAAGCAGATAATGAGTTTTCTAAAGAAGAAATAAAAAATACTAAACAATTAGTTAAAACAAATAAACAATTATTACAACAGTTAAAAGATAGTGCAACTGCTACTGGACAAATTTATAATTCTGTAGCAGCCGCAGGTAATGAATTTTCAAAATATCTAAAGGACACTTCAAAACAACTAGCCTTGTCAATGAAAATGGCTGAGGAGTATAAAAAAATTGAAGTAATGATTGGGCAAACAGGTGTAAGTGCCAAATTTTTAGAAAAAAGTTTTAAGGGTGCTGCCCCAGCATTTAAAGAAATGGGATTTGGTTTTGATGATGTGGGTACGGTAATTTCAGAAATTAGTGAGGCTACTGGTAGGATTAGTACATTGACGGAAAAAGATTTAGTAACTGTAGGTTCAATAGCAGGTGCCTTAGACATGACTGCATCTCAGAGTGCTGAAATGACAGAAACTTTTATGTTAATGGGTTTAAGTAGTGAAAAAATTGAAAATCATATTTTTGAAACATATAAATCTGCACAATCTATGGGTTTAAATGCACAGAAAGTTGCAAAAACATTACAAAGTAATATTGGTGCAATGTCAAAATACTCATTTGCTAATGGGGTTAAGGGTATGACTGAAATGGCTAAATTAGCGGTAAAAATGAGAATGGACGTTAGTGAAATGTTGACTATGGCAGATAAATTTTACCAACCTGAACAAACAATTGAAGCAGTTGCAAATTTACAAATGTTGGGTGGTGAAGTTGCAGAAGCATTTGGTGATCCTTTTGAGGTGATGTATTTGGCTAGAAACAAACCAGAAGAATTGGCAAAAAAAGTAAGTCAGATGACTGAAAATATGATGCTATTCAATGAAGAAACTGGTGAATATGAATTACCTGCAGAAGCAAGAATGCAGTTTCAAGCAATGTCGGAACAATTAGGTTTAAGTTCAGACAAAATGATTGAAATGTCTAGACAGGCATCTAAAATCAAAGATATTAAAATGAATTTTACTTCAGTAGGAGATGATGAAATGAAAGAGAGTTTAGCATCTATGGCTAAATTTAAAGACGGTAAATTTGTTATTGAAACAGAAAAGTTTGGTGATTTAGGTTTGGATCAAGTTACTGATGATATGGCTAAGACTATAATGGAAGAAAATCAAACTTCTGAAGAAAGTCTTAGGGACATTGCAACAAACACTAAAATAATGACCACAAGGATGGAAAATCTTCAGGCAGGTTCAGAGGCAAAAGTTGCTGGTTTAACTAATATATATGAATTAACTGCAGATGAGGTTGCACCACTAATAGATAGTATGAAAGATTCTATGGATGGTTTGGCTACCGAATATATTAAAAAAGCAGACGTTTTTATTGGGGATATGTTTAAATCTAATTCTGGTGAAAAAAATGTGATAGATAGTACTATGGAAGAAATGGGTAATTTAGCCACTGAAATTAAAGATGGTACTATTAAATCTTTAAGGGATTTAGGGAAAGAAATCGATAAAATTACGGAAACAGGAGACTATAAAGGTGATGATGGATCAGGTGAAACTCAAGATAATAATGTACCAGGAGACTTTCTAATGAGATCTTCAGGCCATATGACTCAATTTTCAACTGAAGATGATGTTGTTGGTGCAAAAAAAGGAGGTCCAATTGATAAATTATTTGGTAGTGGATTACCTTCCAACAATACTGCATCTAGTTCATCTAAGGTTGAGTTTGGTAATTTAAATATAACAGGTAAGATTGAATTAGTTTCACCTGATGGTTCTACAAAAGAAATGGATATGGCGTCTATAAAACCTATGATTGAGAGAACAGTTATCAATCATTTAAATGGTACATTCAGAAATGGTGGAGTTCCTTCTAGTAAAGAATCCACAGATTATATGTCTACTTAAAAAAATTTAAAATATTTTTGATTTACTATTGACTTTACAAAATATTATTCCTATTATTACAAGGACCAATTTATTTCAAGAAATAATTCTAGATATATGAATAAAACAAGATACTAGGATATAATATATAATAAATAATCACCTGAATTTTATAGACCTAATATTTATATAATAAGAAAATATTATATATGGCAGGAATATTAGATTATAACAAAGGTATTTATTCTACACAAGAATTTAGGAATAGATTATTAAACAGAAATTTACCACCACCAGTAAATGAGACATTAATTCAATCAGGATTAGTTTCTAAACTTCAAGACATTGGTAAAGTTATTAATGTACCTGTTATGGGTACGGAAAATGAAAATATCCCTGTTCACTATAACGAAGAAAAAAAACTATTTCCTTTAGGTACATTATTTAGAATGACACAAAATGTCAATTTAAATAAATATACACCACAAAACGATCAATACGTTACTTTTGAATTAACAGTACCACCTAATTTGTGGTATCCCTTACCAACATCATTTGGACAAAAAGTAAGAGGATTTTATCCTTCATACTATAATAAAAACCAATTTAAATTACTAAACGATGGAGTTAAAAAGGGTGTTGATTTCCCTTTCAATGTTATTGATACCTACAAATCTTTAAATTTTCAAAAAGAAACATCACTTGGTATATTAGGTGGTGAACAATTAGAAAAAACTGTAATAGATAAAATCGCACAAGTAGAAGGGTTCACCAATGATGAACAGTTCATACATGGATATATAACACCACCATTAGGTAATAGAGTTAATGAGTATGTAAATAGAATGAGGGGTAGTTCCCAATTCTTTAATACTTTACCAAACGGGGCAGTTGGTTGGAATGAATATAACAGTAGTGTTAAATCAGGTGATGATTTATTAAAGTCTAATTTAGATATTAAAGAAGGTGTTGAACCAACACTATCAACCGAATTAAGAATGAAAGTATTGTTTGAAAGAACAAGTACCCAACAAGTATCGTTTGCGTTTAATCTTTTAAATAGAAACAGTTATCGACCCGAATATGTAGATAGTAGATTGGCTGGTACAGATAACGCAGGTATTAATAGTAGATATTACATTGGTACGGAAAGAAATACTAATAGAGGTAGTAGGATAACTACTAGGTTTACAAATAAAGATTTTAATGGTTCAATTGATAATACAGGAAATGGGTTAAGAACTACTATTGAGGGGATAGGTGAACCATCAGGTGAACCAAACAAGTTCTTTTGGTCAACTGGTAGTGAACAAAACTTTAACCCAAAGACATTATTATATAAAACACAACAATTAGTTAATAATAGTGAGAATGATGTCTTTATTAATCAAACTAAAAAATATTTTAGGGATAAAGAACAGGATAGAATTATAAGTAGAGGTAACGCAATTAAAGAATTGTCTTTATTAGACATAAATGGTAATGGTAATTTTTGTCGTGTATGGACAGTAAACGATAGGTACAGTTATTTCAACGCAATAAGGAACACAGGATTATTCTATCATTCGGAGAGTCCTGGTGAAGGATTTTCCGTAAGTAAGGGTAAGGCATCACTTAGTGTTTTAATGGACAATGGGATACCTAAGTATCATCCTAGTATATTAGATTCTAAGACTACTAGAAAGAAATTTATGTTATCTTTAGAAAATTTGGCTTGGGCGGATAATCTTTCAGACTTACCTTTGTTTGAAATTGGGCCTGGTGATTCATTAACGGGCACTAAAGGTAGAATTATGTGGTTTCCACCATACGAACTAACATTTGATGAAAATACTAGTGCCAATTGGACTCCGACAGATTTTATTGGTAGAAGTGAACCTGTTT